TTCATATTCAGATTACGTTATAACTTCTAATAAACTCATAATTAATTCTAAAAATTTTCCCAAATTTATGAAAGACTATAAATTTGGGATGATGTTAAATAATCGTATAAAAAGAAAATGTAAATTTACTGAAAACTTACTAAGAAATATAATCAAAAAAAGTAGCTAAAATCTAAACACTTACTTCAGTTTTTTTGTGTTCGGCGTCAATCGTGTTGTAGGTCTTTGAAATACTTAAATAGGCGCTATACGCTCTTTCTTCTTTTAAAGACGCGACTGAGATGAAATGTGTGTTGTAGAGTTTGGTCAGCATCAGAATGACATAGCCAATGAGCGGGCTCAGTGACACAGACCCGGACCAGTGCATACCTAAATCTGTGACTGAAACAATGATGTTGAACCCTTGGCAAATTACACAAACGAATGAAAACTTTTTGTAATTTGTATTTATTTTTGTCATTTGTTTTTTAATTTCTGGGTATTCTTCAATTTCTGAATCTAAATTGTTGTTTGGTTTTTCTGCGTTGATGTCCAGGTAGGTGATGCACCAATTTTCTCTCTTTAATTCAATGAAATAGAGGCACATCAACAGGAAACAACTCGCAAAGTTAACAAACAAAACAAATATTCTGTAATCATCTTTCGCTGACATTATTTCTGATACTGAACAGATATGGTCTCCGCACTGGTGGGGAACAAATAGAGTGATAAAAGATCCCATAAGAACCTTGTAAAATTCTAAAATAAATGTAAATCCACTCTGAATTCTTTGTTTATTGTCTATGTCGAGTTTCATTTTTACTATAAGCGCAGAAGATTATCCTCCACAATTTAAACCTAAAAACATAGTTGCATCTGTTTTTATTCCAAATAAATAGTGACTTAATATTCCTACTATAAATAGTATAATTGTACTAATAACTAATGGAATTTTTGTTAATTTTGATAACATAAAAGCTAATAAAATCGTACTAAAATAATCAAACATCGCTGTATTTAAGATTTTATATTTATGAATTCCTTTATTTGGAACTCCAAACATGAATTTATATTTTGAAAACGGACAACTCATCTTACTTTCTTTACTGTAAGCGCAGAAGTTTTCTTCTGACCTGCATTGTTTGGATTCCCACCCTTTGATAGTGGGTCATGTTTTGGGTTGTAATTTTTCTTGTGATAAGCCCAAATGGCCGATGAACCAACTTTAAAATTCTTTCGTAGTTTTGCTTTGTACCAGAATACACAATCTTCAATTTTATTGCTTTTGGATGTGTTATCCAATACAAGACATTCATAGTTTTCTGTGCATGCTGTCATAACTTGATTAAACATTGCAAAATTTGGGAAAATTCCAAAGAAATTTTTATACAATTTTTCTCTATTTTGAACAATATTTTCTCTTAGAATGAAAATGTAGTCAACATTTGCTCGTAAGTCTGGTGTAAGATCCATACAGTACTGCATCGTTAACATAAAAAATAGTTTCCAGTGTCTTCCATTCATAAAACACTGTCTGATGCATGTATCTTTCATAAATTTCTTGTCATACATACAATCATCCAGCAAGATGAACGATGCACTTTTCTTTCCTGAATTAATAGTTCGTCTTTGTCTTTCAAGAACTCGTTCAATTGCATCTTTGTCATAATCACCATAAATAAACAAGTCGGGAATGAATTCTTTGTAATGGTGGTTACCTTCTTCTGTAGCTGACATTACAACCCCAGTAGGTATGTGTTTTTTATGGTATAGAACATCAGTAACCAAAGTCGATTTTCCTGTGCCTCTTTTACCGATGAAAACACAAACTTTATCATCACCCATGGTCTCAGGCTTAAATTTTTTCAGTTGAATATTCATATTCTTACTTTATCACTTCGAAAATATACTTAATGATTTTTCTCGCATATAATATAAATAATGTCGAGAGGACGTATTCAGCTTGCAAGTGTGGGTATACAGGATGAATTTTTAACTGGTGATCCTCAAATTACATATTTTCTTAAAAATTTTAAAAGACATACGCGATTTGCATTAGAAACGCTTCAGTCTGGATTTATTAAAGAAGCAAATAGTTTTGGATCGATAAATGAATGTTTTATTCCACGGAAAGGTGATTTGATTCGTAACATGTACGTAAAGGTTAATTTATCAAGTTTTGGGTATCCTTTAATTGAGACAACGTTATATGAGAGTAATTTACCAAATACATCTACATTTAAGATTGTTGATACTACTGAAACTGCTAATATAACAGTTGGGTCATATTTCACAGGACTTCAAGCTGGTACTAATTACTCTTTTGAAAGAGATAATATCAAAGTGATAGCTTACGATAACACTACTAAAATAGTTACTGTTGATCAAAATGTGACCGTTATTATCAACAAACCAGCTATATTTTTACAGCCTGTTGGATATACAGATTCAATTGGTCATGCTTTAATTGAGCATGCTGATTTAATTATTGGTGGTCAGACTATCGAGCGAATTACGGGTGAATATATGGAACTTAATTCTGATGTATCCGTGAGTGATTCACAACAACAAGGTCTAAAATTATTAGTAGGAAAAACAGGGATAAGAAATGGTTTAGGTCCAGCTGCACCACGGTCACAAGCTGCTGTGACTAAAGATTATTTCGGTGCTTACCCAAGGATTTTTATGGTTCCTTTGCCGTTTTATTTTTTCCGCCATGATAGTTTGAGTATTCCGTTATCGGCCATAGATAAACAAGAAGTTCAGGTACGAATTAAATTTAGAAATTGGCAAAATTTAATTGTCAATATCAATTCCAACCCATTCAGCTTTGATAATTTGGAAACTACACCAGTCATTGAAAATTTGACTCTGGTGACGGAGTATGTATATCTATCAGACGACGAACTCAACTATTTTCGTAACAAACGAATTGACTATATCATTTCACAACTTCAAGTTTCTCGGTTTAAGTTAGCTGCAAATCTAACCAGTAAACAAGTTATATTACAATTTTTGAATCCAGTAAAAGAATTATTTTTCATTATTCAAAATGACAATGTTGTTGAATCAAATGTAGTGACCGGTAATGATTTGTTTAATTTCGATAATGCACAAAACTTAAGTGCTCCATTATATGAGCAACTGGCTAATCTACGTTTGGATTTTAATGGCCAAACAAATATTCCAAGTGAAGTTGCCGATGCTGTATATCTTCGTGGTGTTCAGCCGTTACTTTCTCATACACGTGGTCCCAACCGACGATTTTATCTATATAGTTTTGCTTTGGATCCAGAAAATGATTTACCAACCGGACAGGTAAATATGAGTCGCATCACAAACAAACTGCTGGATATAAAAACAACTGCAAATACTGAAGATAGAACAATTTCTGTATACGCAGTTAACTTTAACGTTCTCAGGGTACAGAATGGTCTTGCGGGAGTTATCTTCAATTTTAATTCTGATTAATTTTAAACAAATGGAAGAAGGAAGTTACGCAGCTAAAATGGTTGAAGAAGCTATTAATATAATTACACCAGTAATGGAATCAACCGCTATTTATGCAGGGAAGTATGCCAATGCATGTGATAGAGATTTCATTACTGGTGAGGATATGAAATACGCCATGAGATATTGTGCTCGAAATATGGTAGGGAAACATTCAGGCAGTTTATTTCCAGAAATTTATGATGAAGAATCATCAGAAGAAGAAAATGAAATAGAAGTCATGGAAGAGGATGAAGAACACTGTTTTACCAGATACACAGGAGACGATGAGTTGATGAATGATATAAACAACGCATATGATACCTGGGATGAATGGGAACCACAATCACCTATTGAAAAAATGCTTCAAGATGCTGTAAATAAAAATAATTAATTACAAATAATCATCACATGTTTGAAAAGGAATATGCAAATATAAATAAGGTAGGTTTTGATGAACCAGTCGGTTGGAAAAAAGACGATTATAGCTATATCCATTCTTCTTCAGAAGAAGAAAAAGAAGAAGATATTGTGTCATATTCCGATAGCGAACCGGTTACAGAATCTGAGTCCGACACAGAATCCGATACAGAACAGAAAACTCAGCCAAGTTTAAAAAAATCAAACTCAAAGAATAAACCCACCATCAGGAAAGAATATAAATGTATTCTCCAGGAAGAAACTGATTATATTTATGAAAAAAAAATTTCTTGAATTATAGTATAAAAAAAACTATGGATGCTGTTAAACAAATTGGTGCTCAGGCTGGTAAAGTACTTCCCCAACTCGAATCACAATCACTGAATGCTCTGGTCGGTGGTTTTGCTTTTGCTTCAGCCATCGCGTGGATGGATGTCGCTCGTTTTGTTATAGCCCAGGTCGTTAACGTACCAAAGAACGGTGGTATGTACTATACACTCACAGCTCTACTGACCACTCTGTTATCAATCGTGGTATTTATGCTGCTCCGTCGCGTGTCAAGCAAAGTCAAACAGCCATCCCAGACTATGTACGCCGTCACCCGTTAAGAAACCACTACAGT